AACGAGCGCATCAGGGTGAGCGGCAACTATGCCGGTTACATCATGCGCATGGCCAGGGTACGCAAGGAACAGGGCGAGATCAGAGAGCGCAGGATAAAATTCCTGAATCAGCTTGAAGATCACAGGGCCGAGCAGCAAATGCAGCTTTTTGAGAAAGGAGGTGAACAATGATCATCAAGGGTAAACGAGGATTGAAAGTTGAGACCATCGAGTATGAATGCGAGGAGATACTGAGTCGCATCACCGCGCTTACCAGCTTGCTGAAGGCTGCTGACCGATCGAGGGTAAGCGACGACGACATGTTCTGGGTTCTGAGCATGATCGAGGAGCATATTCCGGACCGTGACCTGGTGATCAGCAATTGATCATTCCTGATTATAAAGGAAAGACCCTGCCGGAAGGTGGGGTTTTTTGTTAGTGTCTAACTTTAAATTTTCTTTCCCTTGGCCTTATGGGTGTCCCCTTTTTCTTCTGTTTCTTTTGTTCCAAAAACAAGGTTGAATGATGTGCTTGTGCGAGGCTGAAAACGTTAATTACCATATCCAATACAGATAGTAAGGAGATGAAAACAAGGAATAGAATCAAGAAGAGAAAAAGTATATTAAACACAAATGCCTGACTGGCAGAAATCGCTATATTGACAGAAATAACAAGGTGATATATAAATGAAACCAGAAGAGTAAAAGTTAAAATTGAAAGACTCATTGCAAAAACAAAACTATAGGATTGGTAAAGTGATTTCCCAGTTGATAGTGGTTTTGATGCTTTTAATAAAAATTCTTTATTTCCAAACCCAATGATTATAGCGAACCCACCGAGGATGAAACCGATGAGGTTAGGGAAAACCGTTAATGCATCCTGCACAATAATATCTATCATCTTATATAAATCCCTATTTAGCAAGGTGCAGAGGAGTACTATAGAAATCGATAAAAGAATTCCAATGCACAAATTACGTTTGGCTTTTTTGTAGGGATACTGAAAGAATAACGTTTTCCATCCCCCACCATGAAGCTTTAAGAACTCTTCTCTTGTCATTGTCTGAATAATTGCATTATTTTATTAAATACAGCTTGAGGTTTAAGATCAACATCCTCAAAGGTGAAATGCACCCGCCTTGGATATTCACTTGTCTCAATCTTTCTTTTTATGTCATGAGCATCAACAATATTAGCTTTCACTTTGCCATTACTTTGTGCAAGTTTCAATGTGCCCAATAAAAATTTACTGTCCATCGACAATGATTTATGATGGTCAGGTGTCAGGATTATTTTTGCTTTTCCTGCCTGCATCTCCTTAAATTCCCGGTCAGCAAATTCCTCCTCCTTGTCAACAAGGTCATCGTTTGTATAGGATATATCGATTTCAAGGTTAAGAATACGGTTAGCGTGTATAATTTCTTCGATTGCATTAATTTCAGTCTCTACCTCAATATTTAATTCCTCATCAGATTCAATTATTTTGGGGAGTGCATATTCAAGATACTTTACCACATTTTTAACAGAAAATCCACGTTCCGGTTCAATACAAAACCGGTGAGCAGAAGGAATAAAGTAGTAACTTGTCTCTTTTAAGTTTGGGAAAATGTTGTCAGGTATTTCATAGACTACAGGCTCCATTTGTTCGAGATTCAGCCAATTTTGTCCCTCAATTTTCGTAAAACTCGAAAATTTTCCATAGAGGTATGGTACGTCATTTTGAGTTCCTTTGAATTGAGTCCTGATGATATAATGAGTATCTCCATAAATCCTTCCTGGGATTTTTGAATGAAACAATTTTTCAAAAACATCGATGTAAGCATCATCACCGCTTCTGTTAGTTGAGCGCAACTTAACATTAACTACAAACAGATTAGATTCAGTTTTAGATTTACGTGGCATACTGTGTGTTTTAGGAATACACACAAAAGTATAAAATATTACACCGATCAGAAAAAAATGTTTCATGGTCAATTATGTCCTGGGGTGAAGTGTTACATTATACCTGGGTGTAACCTCCACCTCGGTCATGTCGCGCACGGCTGACATGTCGGTTACTTTAGCCTGGTACACTTCGGTTTCAAGGATCATCTCCTCGTGGTCATGGTTGGGCAGGGTTTGAACACGCACGAACGGGCCGCTGTAGGCGGTATGCCAGCCATGCAGGCAGAGGTTTACGGCATCGGGCAGGTCAAGGTATGCCAGGGCGACGCTCTGATCGGCTGAAGCGTCCCGGGCTGAGGCCTTGGTTTTGTGCACCAGATGTAGATGTACCTGGATGTCGGCCTCCTGGACTCCGGCGCTGAGTTCCCTCCAGGTGATGGGTTTGAATTCTATGAACACGGCCGGGAATTTGAATGGCCGCTCCTTGGCCATGAACTCAACCTGTTTGTTCCAGATGTCGAAATGCTGAATGGTCCCATTGAACACTTTGGTGGTAACGTCGTCGCCAGTGGTGACTTCAATGGTGACGCCGATCTTCTTGAGCTGAGTGATCAGGTCGGTATATAGGGTCTTTCTCATGACATGATGCGTTTGATGTTTGTTAATAGTACCTGTTTAATGCCGGTTGTCATATCGCTGCTGTTACCTATGTACTGTCGCTTAGGGATGACAACGGTTAATTTTGTTTTGCGGGTTAGCGCCATGCCCATGTACATCGGATTCTTGGTTTTAAGGTACATGGCCCTGGCCCAGGCCCGGCTTTTGGGCGTTACCGAAGGATGCGTTTCGCCCCCTTCGTTGTGGATCCTGGCATAAGGTTTCAGGCTTCCGCCGGCACGCACGATGACCGATCGTGGCCCCATCTTCTGGTAGTGGATCGTATCGACCAGTCCATTGCTGTTTTTGCTTCTCAAAGCAGGATATCCGTTATCAATTTTCTTTCGTGGCCAGGGATTAAACGAACCATCGCGCCAACCCTGCTCCTCGAATCGCTGCTTTGAGAACTTCACGGCCTCGGTACCCACGATATCGGGCATCCGGTCGAAGAACCTCTCGAGGGTTTCAAGTCTTCTGGTCACGTCTTCCTTAATGGGCATTTAAACAATTTTTAAAGGATGTGTATCAAATGTTTAAATCTGTCGTATATTTGCAGTGGCGGGAAGAAATTCCTGCTGCTACACAAGAGGCGGTCGGTGTTTATCACTGATCGCCTTTTGTGGTTTTAAACATATCCCTGAAAGAACCATTTTTCAGCTTTCCCCAGGTGATATCAGGGTATAAACAGTTTTTCCAGATCAGCTGTATGCGACGGACAGATCCTTTCAGGACTGTATCTTTCATTGCATCCAATCCATTAATAATATCCTGCAATTTATGTTCATCGCTGAGATGGATCAGTACATTTTCAGCCTTTTGATTCGCTGCTACTTTTATTGAATTTCGGATAGCTGCGAAACCATTCTTTGTGATGGGCGACTTGATTTCCCATAATGAGTTGCTCTTATCCAGTCGGATCACGTCGGGGTAGTGCTCTCCTGGGATATTATAGACCGCAAGCATTCTTACTCTTTCATTTTGCTCGGCCAGGAATTTACAGGTTGCAAAGTTCGACTTCAGGTCGCTCTTGGGTGTAGTGGCGTGCTGATCAACCCATCCCTTGCCATGAGAATCGTACACCCTGGTGTATTGATGCTGCCCCATGTTTTCGGCATCGGCCATGGAGGCTGATGGCACACCTTCCCAGTAAGGATGGTTTTTTGAAAAAACCGTGCCGGTCTTGGCATGGTTAACGTTAAATCCTTGTTTTACCATTCGGTCATATTCACTTTGACCGGTTTTCTCGTTAACAATTGTTTTCTTCAGCTCTTCGATTGCCTCTTGCCCCCGGGTTTCAGGTGGGGGATCGTCGCTCACCGGGTCGACCCAGCATCTGCAGTTCCATCCGTTGGGAGGATAGATCTGGTCCCACACCGGATCGGAGGCAGCGAAGATTTTGTTATGAAGCTCCCGGTGAGCCTCACGCACGTGGCCATCGGCCCGGGTGCGATACTGCCACGAAGGGTAGATGTCCTTCAGGCCTGCCATACGATTGTAGTCGGCGATGCGGGTAGCGGTTACCTGAGCCTGGTTGTATTCGGTTCGCAGGTAGTTGCCATGAAATTCATTCCCGAGTTTGGCCGCCTGGAGTTTGAAATCGTCAAACGACCTGAGCTTTCCCTGGTCGTCTCTGAGCTGCCGGGAGAGCTGAACGATCTCCTGAAAGTTCTTTGCTGCCGAGAAACGGTAAACGTTGCGCTCCAGTGCCTTTATTTTCTGAGCGTCGTCCGTAGCGTAGTCTATTGCCCGATCGTCGATCTTAAGGCCACGTTTGACCGCATCCATGTAAATTAGGCCGGTTGTCCTGGTCAGATCTGTGTCGACTTTACCTGCAGGGATCTTTTTCTCATAAACTTTAGCGATCAGGGCAGACCACTGGCGGGAGAGTTTACCCATGAGCTTTTTATCCGACGGATCATCGGCCAGCTTAACTTCAGCTGCCCCTTTGATATGATACAGTCGATCGAGCACACTCTTGCGCATGCCCCCGCGTGGGGGGCTTAGTCGAAAAAATTGGATGCTCCGGAGGATTGTTTTTTGCCGGTGATAGGCATGTTGTATTTCTCGGCGAAGTAAGCAGGATCCACCTCGTAATTGGTCAGCATCAGGTCGTCGATGGCCAGCTGCTCCTCAGGGGTATATTCGATAGATTCATCCCAGTCGAACTGATGTCCAACGAATTTGAATCCATGAATGCCAAGAAAAGGAAGCAGCTTTCCGTTAACCAGGTCACGCACAAAGTCGGAATCCTGATCGCACAGGTCGCGAAATCCCCGTTCGTGTACTTCGCCCTGCGACTTGCTGGATCCGTCATCCATGGTCATGGTGCTGCCGGTGATAAGTTTACTCATCTCTGAGTTACACGTAATGATGCGTTTGTCGTATACATTGTATGCATCTCCCCGGGTGGTTTCCTTGATATCGATGGTAGTGCCGTCGGGAAAGAGTCCCCAAGCTGCGGCCCCCATCTCATCGAGCATGGTTTCGATCTTGCCTCGTTCCTTCGGATCACGGGAGGTGGTTGTCCCGATTCGGATCGGCATTCCGAATATCTCTCCGAACTGATCCCAGTAGGCGGCCATGTTCTTTTTGCTGATGGCATGAGGACATGCTTTAAGCAGGAGTCCAAGGTTTTTGCGATCCCCCACGCCAATACTCCAGTCACTGAAAGGAGGCATGGTAAAATCATAACCTTTTTTCCACTCATCCATTGGGTCGCGAATGATGCGATTATACTCGGGAACTACATGTTCGCGGGGAACCAGCTTGATTTCTTCAAACATGGGGATCCCGGTAATGGGATCATTAATAAGGTTACCGAATTCGATGAGCGAAAAACCATAATAAATTGAGTCCAGAGACAGGTTCACGAACTGTTTGAACCATGATGTTTCGAGGATCTGTGTAAGGTCAGGATTTTCGGCCTTTGTTTTGGCGTTGACGATCTTGAAGCTCTTGCGCAGGGTCTGTATCTTACGGTTGCCAATGGCTCCGCTCAGGTGACTGTCAATCTCCGTATCAACATAGATATCCAGAAGCCGGCTGCGGCGGGGGTTCTCAACGTTGATGGCCAGCTGCCATGCAGTGCGCCAGAAGTCGATATCCTTCTTTGTGAGGGTTCGGGTTTTAATGGCCAGGTCGATAAGGATCTGTGTGGCCTTGGCTACGGATTTCTTATCGGCCAGGGTGTAGGTGTTGAACCCGATGGTTTTGGTTTGTGTTCTGGGTGCCATGTTGTATAGGGATTACCAATCGTATTTCTGACGAGTTTGAGATCCCCAGTTGCAAGGCAGGGGATCGGCCTGATCGGCTGCGGGTGATGGCAGGACCGGGGTGATGTTGCCCTTGGCTACTTCGCTGAGCCACTTCAGGGCATCTTCGTAACGGAGGCGGCGGTTTTCTAATCCCATGCGACCGGGCAGCTGGGAATGCATGTGATAAAGTGCTATATCCATCATACGCATGATGATCTCGCTGGAGCGGTCTTGCTCAGTAGCAGAGAAAATGGCGTCGCAGTCGAAACGCTGGTTAAGATAACCCGTCATCTGGTCCTGAGCCATCGTTTCGGCAAGCGATCGGGCAGCGCTGTCGCTCTGATCAACGATGTCCAAGTCGTCGGGTGTGATCAGGGTTTTATAATCATCTTCGGTTAGGAATGCCATGTTACCAGGTTTTAGAATGTTTGCGTTTTCCGATCGATGCTCCGCAGTTTTCCATGCGTACACGTTTTTGTAGGATCCAGATGGCCCCCTCGTCGGCATCGGGTCCATCGTCGTTGATCGAACTTCCCTTTTCAAAGGCCAGGGTCTGTTCAACGCCCATAATCATGTGAGCTGAAGTACGGCAAGCCATGTTATAAGTCACATAGCCACGCTCCCACAGCGGAGCAATGGCCTGGATGCGCATGAACTTGTCGGGTTTCTGCCGTTTGTCGCCACGAATCGGCAGGAAGTATCCCCTCACCCGGGCTTCGTTCTCGAAATCTTCAAAGAACATGTCCTGTAGAAATACCTCCTCCATGTAAAAGTCAACAGAAACTTCATCAGGTATGCTCTCGTAAAAGTCGAACATCCACTTCACGGCCTCGGTGATGGTGCACTGTTTAACGAAGGCATCAATATTAAACAGCCTCAGGCCGATTTTGCCCCAAACCTTTATGGCTTTGAAGTCGTTGGTGGTCTTGGGTTTGTACGATGGATCAAAATAGGCGACGATATGCTCCATTTGTTTGAGCGGAGGGATCTTGTCCCAGTGGATCCATTCATTCTTAAAGATCTTCCCGATCACTGCAGCCCTGTGGAAGTATTCGCGGCCGGCCAGGTAAAATCCCATTCGGCGAAACCTTATCTGGAGTTCCTCTGAGGTGTAGTTTTCCTTCCAGGTAGGCTCACCCGTGAAGGTGCCGTCGATGGTGGCCATTACTTTGGAGTGCCAGATATCGGGCCGTTTGGGCTTTGTTTCGTCAGTATCGCCAACGATATGAGCCAGGATAGATTTAGAGTGGATCCTGTTGCCTACCACGATCATGCGTGAGGCCTTGATCAGGAGCGATCCGTAGAGGGATCCCATGACCCACTTCAGGGTTTTGTCGACCCGGTCGGGGTTGAGCACGATTTCGTCGTCGTCGATATCATCGACAACGCAGTAATTGGGGCGGCGTTCGCGGTTACGGATCCCACGGGGCGACTGGCCCCTTCCATATGCTTTGAACAGGATCCCATCGGTGGTTTCAAACTCTCCCTCTTCCCAGGATCCTGATTTCTGCTGTAGGCCGAAGTCGGCAATATACCTCTGGTTCATCTCAAGTTCAGCCTGAAGGTGACTGAGCAGGTTGTTGGCATCGGTTTCGTTCTTGCCAACGATAACCATTCCATGGATCTCTCCATGGGCTTTGAGCCAAAGGGGGATGATCACGTCGGCATGAACGCTCTTGGCATGTTCACGCGGCCACTCCAATACGGCAAAAATGTTTTTGTCGGCCTTGATCTTATTAGCTGCTTCGATCTGGAACCTTGCGCATTTGGCTTTGGCATAATGCGGGAAGTAATAGTCAACGAAGGCAGAGTAATCTTTCAGAAGCGATTGAATGCGTTTGCGCGATACCTCAGCAGATTCAACGATGTCGATTCGCGTCGACTCCTGGACTACGCGGCAGAATTCCTTCCAGCGGGCGAATGCCTCGTTATTGTTAATCATTGTAAATTCATTTTCTCTGTAACGAACAGATCCTGGTACCGGGTGAGCTTCTGAATAAATGGCAGATCAAGGTCGCGATTGGATTCGGCCAGCGAGCGGATCCACTTACCGAACTCGATAAATGCCTCGATGATCATCACCGGTGAACTTTTTTTGTCGAGCCGTTCGATGAGCGAAGCTAACTTGGAGAGTTTGTCGGCATTGAGGTCGGCGCTGTTACCCTCGAGCATCTGTGAAATTTGCATCAGGGTTTTATTGATCAGTTCGCCCCGGGTGATGGTGGATGCTGCCCGCTTCTGCTTCCATCCGCCTTTTTCTGCCCACTTGGTCATAGTGGTAGGACTCACGCCAATTCGTATAGCAATGTCTTTCTGCTGTTCGCCGGCCATGTAGAGTAGGTAAGCAAGCTCTTTTTTTGCGTCGTTGCCTTTTGATGTTGCCATGGATGCCTTTAGTTTTTCGGCAAAGATGAACCAAAAAGAGGGCGGATACAATAATGCAGATTTAATAGATATGAAAATCATGATTCAAAGTGTAATTATCACGTTATCATAAATCTACCCACTTGCAAACTGGAATTTTACGGTTCATCTTTGCCGAAAAATTATCCAGTGGCAAAATTCCGCGTAACCGATAGCTCTGTCAATTCTTACGGCTTTCGCATTTTAACAGAAGGCATCGATTGTTCCCTGTTCGATCAGAATCCGATAATGCTGTTCATGCATTCGCGGCCATGGAGCAAGGATGATCCACTGCCTCCGGGTAAATGGATCAACCGTACGGTAGAGGGCGATGCTATGTTCATGGAACCCGAGTTCGACGCCACGGATGATTATGCAATGAAGATCAAGAGTAAGGTAGACCAGGGCATGTTAAACATGGCATCGATCGGTATCGACATCATCGAAACCTCAATGGATCCCAAATACCTTCTCCCAGGGCAGACCCGCGAAACCGTTACCAAGAGCCTCCTCAAGGAGTGCAGTATAGTTGATGTGGGAAGCAACTTCAACGCACTTAAATTATATCGCAATGGCAAGGAGGTTAAACTTGCCGACGGCGAAGACAACGAAATTTTACCATTAATCAAACAACCGAAAAACATGAAATCAATCGCAATCAAGTTGGGTCTTGCGGACAATGCAACCGAGGACCAGATCCTGGCCAAGATCGGCGAAGTCCTCGCCGCCGCGGAACAGTCAAAGACGACAAACCTCGAACTCTCAGCCACCCTCAAAAAGATCAACGACGATAAGGCGACAGCTCTCGTTGATGAGGCGATCGCCAGCAAGAAGATCACTGCCGACAAAAAAGAGACATTCCTCAAGATGGCAGCAGGGGACTTCGAAACCTGCAAAGCCGTACTGGCTGCAATTCATCCACAAATAAAACCTTCCGACATTGTCGCTCCCGGAACGAAATCTCCTGAGGGTGACAAAGACGATTGGAAGACCCTCTGTGATAAAGGACATGCTGCCGTTGAGAAATGCAAGAACGACGAACCGGAGCATTACCGCAAACTGTACCGCGACCATTACGGGTTTGAGGCCCCTCGCGACTAAGGGCAGCCAGAGCACATAATCTCCCAAACGACAACTAACCAGAAACCAAAATCAATATTCGTAACAATGAAAACGACAACCATTATTTCAATTCTTTTATCGCTACTGATCAGCGTATTTACCGGATCGGTAATTGCCGTGGCCACGGGTTTTTCCATGGAGGCCTGTATGGGCGTATGCACTGTACTCAGTTTTCTTCCGCTCGCGCCCCAGGGTTCGCTGGCAATGGGTGTGCTCAAGGAGATATGGACAGGTGAACTCATTAAGGCATTCCGTCATGAGAAGACCTTTCTTTCAGAAATACCCTCGCGTAACGACCTGGTAAATAACAACGCTGTTCACATGGTCGATGTGGGCGCTGATCCCGAGGTGCTTATCAACAATACAACTTACCCCATACCTATTGTTTCGCGTGAAGACGAAGATGTCGCTGTCGGACTTGATAAGTTTGACACTGAGAACACCCGGGTAACGCGCGACGAACTCTATGCCCTGTCGTATGACAAGATGGGCAGCGTGATAGAAGGCCATCGCCTGGTACTCGAGGACAAGACTGCAGATAAGTCGGCACACAGCCTTGCCCCGAACATAGAAACCAGCGAGACACCGCTGATCATGACCACCGGCTCATCCGATGCCGGAACCTATGCCCGCAAACGCCTTCAGCCTGCCGAGCTCATCACGGCCAAGCGTTACTGCGATGATCTGAAGATCCCCCTGCAGGGACGTATCCTGGTTCTTTGCAACCGCCATTTCGAAGACCTGCTCCGCACCGATGAGGTGTTTGTGAAACAGTATAAGGACATCGCCTCCGGTACGGTGTTGAACCTTTATGGCTTCAAGATCTACCAATACCTGAACAACCCTATTTATAAGGTTGTGAATGAGGTGCTCACCAAGAAAACCTTTGGCGCTGCCTCCACCCCGTCGACCGACCAGGATGCCAGCTTCTTCTTTTACAACCAGCGTGCATTCCAGTGCCGTGGTGATGCCGAGATGTTCTACCAGGACGCCTCCACCAACCCCGAGTACCGCCAGAGCGTGGTAGGCTTCAGGATGTATCACATCTGCCTGCCAAAGAAGGTAACCGGGTTCGGGGCAATAGTATCAACGATTGTTTAGTAATTCTAACCCCCTGTATAAAACCATCCCCCTGTATAAAACCATGAAAAAGTTTCTCATCCTTGCAGTCGGACTGATTCTCTTTGCAGCGATCGGTACGGCAAACGCCCAGACAAAGGCGTACAAATTGGGGTTTAAGGCTACTACGGCATTAACCTCATCTACCACCATCAGTGTGACACCTGAGGCAGGAATGTCGTTCACACTGTACACCCTCGCGGCCGATACCAATGTTACCTTTAACGTGGTAACAACGTATGCAGTGCCGGCTGATCAACTTATCTTTCAAATCAAGGGCAACACCAGGGAAAGAATTATTGCCTGGGGGACCAACCTTGACGGACTGAGCGATACCATTGCTACAGGCAAAACATGGACCTACTCCTTTATATGGAATGGGACGGCATATAAAAAGCTTGGTAAATCCGTCACTGATTAACTGGTCGGCAGCGACCGGAAAAATACTGAAGGTCTCGCGCGGTAGAGCAGATGGTAGCTCGCCAGGTTCATACCCTGGAGGCCGTTGGTTCAAATCCAGCCCGCGCTACAAAAATTAGTCAAATTCAATTTTTGAATACCTGAAAAGATGAATGAGTTTGAAATATGGCTTTATCGTGGAGTGATCTTATCCCTTCTGGCCATTGTGTGGTACTTCGCAAAAGGGATTCTTGTACAACTCAAGGAAATGAACGCAACGTTGAAAACGCTCAACGACAAAAGCCTGATCCTTGACGGCAACCTCGAACTTGTACGTGAAAAAGTAAACAATCACGAAGGAAGGCTGAACAATCACGGCGAACGAATAAAAGCGGTTGAACACAAACAAGATATTTGTAACGCTTGCCCTGTATAAACCATGAACGAACGATTTAACCGTCTTATTCAGGTGGTCCTCAATAGTGAAGGGGGATTTGTCAACGACCCAGTGGATCCGGGTGGAGCGACCAAAATGGGCGTATCTCTTCGTTTTCTGAAATCGCTTGGTGACATTCGATATGACCTGGATCACGATGGGGATATTGATATCGACGACATACGCCTTATCACCCGCGAGCAGGCAGAACAGGTTTACTACGACTGTTTTTACGCTCCCCTTCGACTTGATGAACTTTCAGATGACAAACTGGCCCTACAGGTACTGGACCATGCGGTGAATGCCGGGTCGCGATCGGCTGTGAAGCTGCTTCAGCATGTTGCCGGATGCAAAGAGGATGGCCTGATTGGTCCCAAGACCATTGCTGCCGCCAACACATTCAAAGACAACATCGCCCTTCGCTACAAGCAGGCAAGACTTCTGTTTTATGAGGATCTGGTCGAAGCGAAACCACAATTTGCAAAATACATCCACGGTTGGAATAACCGGGTTGAATACACATACGAAAAGTCATGCCAGTTATAGATAAAATAATCAGTCTCTTTTCAGGTGGTCTGATTAGCCAGGTTGGCGGGATCATCGATAAGTTCGTAACCACCGATGCCGAACGTGAGCAGGCCAAGAAGGCCCTTACTGACGTAATGCTTAATGCCGAGCAGCAGATGCAGGACGAGCTTACTGAACGACTTCGCATTGACATGAACAGCGACTCCTGGCTGTCGAAAAATATCCGTCCCCTGGTACTGATCTTTATCCTGGTCATGTATTCGTTTTTCTCTATTGTGGATGGCAACATGGGCCGCGAGATCGTTAACGGCGTTACGGTGCCTGTTTTTAAGATCAACGAGAAATATGTAGAGTTACTGGGTCAGTGGGGCATGATGATCATGAGTTTCTACTTTGCTTCACGTGGGGTAGAGAAGATCATCGAAAGTATGGGCCGTTACCAGATGACCAAAAAGAAGTTAGAAGACAAGAAATAAACCCAAATATTTTAGCATTATGTCAACCCTGAAAAAAGAATTGATTGAAGGCGCAAAAGAGGTATTCGCAGCCTATCCCAAGGTATCTGTGATCCTTGCAACCTCCGACGGAACATACTTTCTTGTCTCGGCAAAAAGCCTGGCAAGGGACCATGCCCGTAAACAATCGCTGGGGGAGCCTATCGAGATCACCCGGGAAGCCAATGAGTTACCTGTTGACCTTGATCATGCCCCCGAATTGGCTCCTGAAGTTGAAGTGACTCCGGAGACAACTCCTGAAGTAGCCAATCACGAGAAACCGGTAGCCGGCAAGAAAGCCACTCCGGTAAAGAAGGCAACCCAAAAGTAATCATTTTAAAACGCAATATCGATGAACGATTTAATCATTATTAAAGCCAGTAATGGCCTTGGTCGCCGCACTCCGAGTGAAGACATGATTTGCGGATTGCTGGTCAATGGCATCGCAGTTACCGCCGGAGCCCAGCTGGGAACGGGTTATCGCCTTAAGAGTGTTCCCGACGCAGTTGCCCTGGGATTAGATGCAGAGTACGACTCGGCCAATCACCTGCTGGTGTACGAACATATCTCCGAGTTTTTCAGGATCAACCCATCGGGCGATCTGTACATCATGCTGGTTGCCCAGACTGAGACCTTCGCCGAAATGTGCGATAAGAGCGAGGCAGGGAATGCCAAAAAACTGCTCATATCTGCCGAGGGTGCGATCAAACGCCTGGGTGTGGCTTACAACCCCACTGTGGCCGTAACCGACTTCACGGCCACTGCAGCTGCGATTCTCAAGGCCCAGGAACTGGCCGAGGATGAATATGTGCAGCATCGTCCCGTTTCGATCCTGCTGGAGGGAAAAGGTTATAGTGCCACGGCAAACCCATTGTTCGACTTCAGGGCCCAGAACTCAGAACTCGTTCAGGTCATCTGCGGACAGGCTTTGTCGGTGGTTAATGCCCACGCCGACTTTGCGTCCTATGCGGCCCTTGGCACTGCCCTGGGAGCACGATCCCTGGCAAAGGTGAACGAGAAGTTTTCCTGGGTGGAGAAGTTTAACGTGTACGGCGGAAGCCTCACGGTATCTGCCATTGGCGGAGTTGCGCTGAAGACCCTCTCTGAAGGTGTACTTACATCGATCGACGAGAAGGGAGCCATCTTTTTCCGTGTCCACACTGGTAAGGCTGGCCTGTATTTCAACAACACCCATGCCTGCACTGAGCTCACCAGCGATTATGCTTACAGCGAAAACTCCGAAGTAATCAACAAAGCTGTTCGTCTGATCCGCGAGGCTTTGCTTCCCAAACTCGACAGTCCTGTGCTGATCGACACCGAAACCGGAAAAATTCCGGCCCAGGTTGTTAAGTCATGGGAGAGTGCAGGAAGGCGTGCCGTTGAAGAGATGCTTCGCGGCGAAGAGGTGAGCGGCATCGATGTGTATATGGATCCTGATCAGGACATTCTTGCAACCAACGAACTGGCGATCTCGTTCTGGGTTATTCCGACCGGATCGGCCTCAAAGATCAACGTTACAATAGGCTTTACCAATCCTTTTTAATCCATTTAAACAACCTTTATCATGATCCCAAATATTAACGGAACAAGGCATGCATGGGCAAGCATCAGGACCAATATTCTCGGGCGGACCCCAACCGGTATTTCGGCCGTCAGTTACGAGGACAGCCAAAACAAGGCCAATAACTATGGCGCCGGCGAGTTCCCGGTAAGCCGGGGAATGGGTAAATACGAAGCCAAGGCTTCCATCACCCTCCACGCCTACGAAACGGATGCGATCCTGGCCACCATGGGTCCTGGCAAACGGCTGACCGATATTGCCCCGTTCGACATCGTGGTTACCTATCTTCCCACCGGCAACGACGGCCTGGTTAACCATGTGATCCGCAACTGCGAATTCACTGGCAATAAACGCGACGTAAAGACTGGCGACACGGTCATCGAAAGCCAGCATGAACTCATTGTTTCACATATTGAATGGGTATAACCAATGACAGAAATCAAAAGCAATATCGCCACCGACGCCCAGGTAAAGCAGTGGAAACAACGCTGGGGTGAAGTTCATCAGTTCGATGTAACCATCGACGATGATGGAAATACAGTTACAGGTTATTTCCGTAAACCTAACCTGGAGGTGATCGGGGCTTCGATCTCTAAAGGAGAGAACGATCCAATAGGCAGCGGCAACGTGTTGTTTGAAAATTGCTGGCTCGGAGGCGACGATCGCATAAAGAGCGACGACGAGGCTCGTCTTTCGTGCGCCCTTCGCCTAAACCGTCTTTTCAAGCTCAGGGCCGTTGAGGTAAAAAAGCTATAGGCTCCGGTCTGATAGACCCCTCACCCGGAGCTGATCTGCTGAGAAAATACGGGGCCCTGATCCGCCGGGAGTTCGGCGTAGACCCCTGGACGCTTACCGATAATGAATTTTCTAAGCTGAGTCAGGAGGCTCTCTGGCTCAACCGGCAAGACAAAGAGCAGATGGAAGAGGCGATAGCCAGTGTATGCATGAAGATGTTTTCACGACGAATTTAAAGATTAAAACCCCGAGCGGAAATTATGTCAGATCCCACAGCCGCCATACGAATAGACTTAACCGGTGATATTGAATCTGCCGTAAAGCAGCTTCGCGCCGATTTTAAAGAGCTGACCGGCCGCGTGGGAGGTTTCGAGAACGAAGTAAAACAAGCCTTCAAGGAATCAACCAAGCATACCAACGCCCTTAGAGATTCCATCAAACAAATTTCCTTTGCATCCCTTGTCGACAACGTTCGCAATGTGAACGATGCCTTCAAGGGACTTTCTGCTCCCGGACTGGACTTTCAACAGCAGATTGCCGACCTTTCGGCCATAACAGGCATCAGCGGAACAGAGCTCAACACCCTGAGTGAAGCCGCTCGTAAGATGGGCAAGGAAAGCGGTCTTGGAGCCAGCCAGGCAGCTGAGGCATTCAAACTCCTGGCATCGAATATCGACATCTCTACCATCGGCGGGGTTGAGGGGCTCAAGGCACTACAAAAAGAGACAATCACCCTTTCGCAGGCTGCCGGAACCGATATGGCCATGGCTGCCGATACCATGTCGTTTGCCCTTAACCAATTTAAACTGCCCGTTTCCGAGGCAGCCCGGGTGATCAATGTGCTGGGTGCCGGTGCCAAGTACGGAGCTGCTGAAATTCCTGACCTGGCTGCCGCATTAAAGGATTCTGGCGCCGTGGCAAAACAGGCCGGCCTTAGCATTGAAGATGCGACAGGTGCGATTGAAATACTGTCACAACGCGGTTTAAAGGGATCCGAAGCCGGTAATGCACTGCGAAATGTTTTGTTAATTCTGCAAACCCAGGCTATCCCCGGAGTGAACCTGAAAACACAAGGATTGTCAGGAGCGCTGCAAAGCATGCAGAAATACATGGGCAATGCCACATACATGGCAAAGCTCTTTGGCCGTGAGAACATCAATGCAGCCCAGATCCTGATCTCAGGTGCCGCAGGGGTCAAGGAGATGACCGACAAAGTTACCGGCACAAGTGTCGCCTACGAACAGGCAGCCATCCGCACCAACACCTACCAGCACGAGATCGAACTGCTCAGGGCGAAGATGAATGATTTTAAACTCAAGATATTTGAATCAACCGGCGCCCTGGTACCATGGACGGAAGTATTGTCTGAAGGGGCACTCGGGCTCTCTCAAATGGTTCCTTTATTCTGGGGTGTGGGTACTGCCGTAAAGGCCCTGCGTACCTCACAGCTTGCCCTTAATGCAGCCCAGTATGCCATGCCGGTACTGGGGATCATAGCAGCATTGACGGCACTTGGTGTAACAATATATGCACTCACTGGAGGATTTGACGAACTAAACTTTGCTGTAGCCGAGTTTAGTAACATGGAACTGGAGGTTAAGAAACGAACTCTTGATGATAAGTTTGAGACGGAGCAGTTACTGAAAACTGTAAACAATTTCACTCTGGGAACCCATGCACGAACTGTAGCGCTGGAGAAACTTCAGCAAAAGTCAAAAGAGTATTTCGGAGATCTTACCCTGGAAACGGCTGCCACGATCAAGGGAACCACTGCAATGAAAGATTACTCGGACTCAATATGGAGAGTAGCCATGGCTGAAGCGGCAAAGGAGAAGGTCAAAGAGGAGATGAAAAAGCAGATGGACCTTGAAGCCAATGGAGTCGAAGTGGAAGTGGGTTATGGTATCTGGTTTCAGGAAATATGGAACATGATGAAAGGGGCATCTCTCGGGCCCGGAGGAATTGCAAAAGGAGCAGCAAAAAATGCTTTGGGTCGATTACAGGAAACGAAGAATCAAATTGCCCAGAGCGACAAGAGAGAGGCGTTTTACGAGGATATTTACAGAAAAAACACCACGCCTACTGAAAAAGAGCAATACGGGAAAAACTACGCTCCCTTTGCCGACCGTTACGACAGCGGAATGGTTCCCTTTGCAACGCCTGCTGCTGCGGCGCCGATGGCGGCAAACCTGAGTCCCGCAAAAACCTTCACCATTGGTAAGGTGGAGTCGAACATTACCATCAATACTACGAATTTAGGACAAAGTACTGCTCAGACACAGCAGCTCATCACCGATACGATCATGAAGGGAGTCCGCGACGTAACAAATGTTGGCAAGTAATGGAGATCAAGTACACCATACCGGAGCTTTTGCGCATGAGCGGGTTGAATAAATACTCGGTTCAGTTCAGTGAGAACATGAACCGACTGCTCAATGCGGCCAACGAGATTGAGTACACCACCGCCCTGCACGAGGCCACAACGGAGATATTTTACGGAGACACCTATTTTCCCGAGCTGCCAAAATTCATGCCCCTTACACTGCTTAAGAGTGGCCAGATCGATGAGGATTTGATATTGGAGAGCGCGATCGTTTCACTGAGCAATACCAAGAACATCGTAAAAACCCAGATTGAGGGTAGGGACGCCACCGTAAAGGAGTATATCTCCAGGGGCGACTACAATGTATCGATCAAAGGAGTTTTTGCATTCAAGGGGATGGATTGGCCTCGCAACAGCGTTGCCGCCTTTCGCCAGTTTATGGAACTCAAGACCACGATAAAGGTGACGCATGATCTGCTCAATCAAATGGGCATTCACGAGATTGTTGTTGAGAGTTTCGACATTCCGGAGAATACATTTATCAACCTTATTCCTTACTCCATCCAGGCCGTGAGCGACGACCCGGTTGAATATACCGTTAAAAGCTGATGTACGAGCCTTGCATAGATATGACCATTGGAAACTTCGGTTTCGATTTCGTTCACCAGATCGAAATTGAATCCTCATGGCAGATGCTCACCGATACAGGGAAGATCCTATTGCCCAATAACATCAGTTTGAATGAAAAGAAGCGTGCAGAGTTGAGTAAGGTCATGGAGGTTGTCTCCGGTTATCCGATGGTGCTCGATCGCAATAACCTGCGCAAACTCTTAAAGCCCGGCGACCCGGTCACAATAGCGATGGGCTACGACCAGACGTTCAGCCGGTTCTTCGATGGCTATATCGTGGGCATAAAACCCAACACCCCGGTTGAGATCAACATCGAGGACTGGATGTATGAGCTCAAGACCGGGTCAATCAAAGAGACGGTGAAAAATGCAAAACTATCCACCCTGGTGAGCAAGTTTTTTACAAAGATCGATTGTGTGTATGACGACATGGAGATAGGCACGATCGTGATCGACAAACTCACCCCGGCCCGGCTTCTGGACAAACTTCGCGAAACCTACGGCATTTACTGCTTCATCCGCCAGGGAAAACTTGTCCTGGGCAAACAGTACAATCCGGATACGGCAGTGGATCACACCTTTACTTTTCAGCAGGACATTATCGATAACAATCTGGAGTACCGGCGCAAGGAGGATATGAAACTGATGGTGACAGCTATCAGCAACTCATCCAGCGGCAAGGTACTGGAGATCAAAAAAGGGGAGACTGAAGGCGAGGAGCGTCAGCTGAAGTATTACAACGTGAGCAAGGAAGCGCTTAAAAAGTATGCCGAGCGGGAATATGACCGCCTGAAGTACGACGGCTTTCATGGCACCTTTACCACCTTTGGGCTGGATCCGGTATTTCACGGCGACCGGGTTAAGCTGGTACATCCGCTCGAGAGCGATCTGAGCGGGCAGTACTGGACCGACAAGGTGGTGTACAGAAACGGGACAGACGGATTTCGTCAGATCATAACACTGGGGCCAAAGATATGAAAGAGCTCATCGATGAGATAATGCGCAAAGTTCCTGTTCAGCTGAGGGTTGGGCAGGTTAAGTCTTTTGATAAAGCAAAGGGACTGTGCGATGTTTCCGTTGAAGGGTCGCCCGATTTGCTCGAGGTTCGCATCCGGGCCGTGGCTGATGAGCAGGAAACCGGCATTTTGATATCACCAAAGATTGGATCCTATGTTCTTGTGGCCATAATCGAAAATAAAGCGGAGAGCTCCAGTATCATAGGTTACAGTGAGGTGGATGAATATTACCTGGTGATTGGGCAGAGCAAGTTCCGAATGAATAAAGACGGTTTTTTGATGGGCCGTGGATCCAACGTGATGGGCTCGCTCGTCGGGGATCTGATCGATGCCATTTTACAGCTCACTGTAACCACCGGCACGGGTCCTTCAGGGACGCCGATCAATGCCGTAACGTTTACGCAGATCAAGCAGAAATTTACCCAGCTCTTAAAAAATTCATGATATGCCCCTGGTTAAAGAAACACTAAAACAGGCTATAAAGGCCGCCTTTATGCAGGCAAAAACAGCTGAGGAAAATCCCGACCAGGTGTTTGACACGCTGGCCGATACGATCGCCACGGCAGTTGATGCGTATGTAAAGAGCGGTATTGTAAATTCAACAGGAACGTGCTCCACCGGTCCGGTGACAACAATTGGAGCGATAACTTAAGCAAGTGATGACAACTGACATACTTTTTAATGCGGACGGAGATATTGATTGCGCTTATGGCGATTTTGTCATTGGCGAGTCGGATCAGCAGCATGTTGAAGATATCCTTGCATCGAATAAAGGAGATTACAAGCAGTCGCCGCTGGTCGGTGTTGGGATCATCAACTACCTGCACGGGCCTATATCGGGAGTACGCCGGGAACGCATGAGGGCAGATATGATGCTTCAATTAGAGGCCGACGGAGTGATCAAGCCCATGGTTGATGTAACAGCCAATGGTGAAATTACAGTGAACGGGAAATACTAAAAATGAAAACGATAACAGCACAGACCGGTCAAACCATTTGCGACATCGCCCTTCAGGAGATGGGTGACGTGTCCAGGTCATTCGACATCCTGGCAATCAATCCTTACCTGAGACTCGACATGTCAATACCGGCAGGAGCGATTGTATTTGTGCCTGAGACGGTGATCAATTCACAGGTGGTTGATTACTACATCCGGGGTGGGATCAAGCCTGTGAGTGGCTTGGGTGAGGAAATTTCGCTAAATATTCCAGACATGACATACATAACTCAAAAGCTTGATTATGATCTCGCCGGTGGCGACAAAGAATTTGAGGGCATTCGCCTTTGGAACCTTTCAGGCAAGGTGACAATACAGATCAACTATCACGGCATCACGGCTGAAAATATCAGGGTGGCCATACAGCAATCGCTGGACGGAATCAGTTATGATACGATCTATCGTGGAGAGTATTTGCTCATTCCCACCTTGCCCTCACACGTATTTAACGTGCTGCATCTCAAAACAAATTACGTGCGGGTGGAAGTTGTCATCGTGCCTGTAATCGGTGTTAGCACAGAGGTAGCGGGAGTTATTGACGAAATCATTTGGAAAGTATGAGCCGCATATCAGAAATTTACGATAAGCTGAACACCGCAAAGGCGTCGATGCAGGAACTGCATGACTTTGTTGCGAGCTCAGATGTACCCGGATCGATCCAGGACACAGCCCAGGATCTGGTGGTGGCGGTAAAAAGTCAGTCGAAGGTGGCAAACTGGAGGCTGTGGCTATGGCTAATGGCCAAGGCCAGCTGGGACGTGGAACAATTGTTTGTCGCGCACAAAGCCGAGGTTATTGGCCTATTGTCGGCAAAGCGCCCGCATACCTTGAGATGGTATGCTGAGGAGACAAAGAAATTTCAATTCGGTTACGGACTGACCTGGATCGATAATCAATACATGTACGAGTATGATGAACCCGATGCCCGGATCATTAAGTATGCTGCAGCGTCTGAGATCAACGGGAAGGTGATCATCAAGGTGGCGAAGGAAGTAGGCGGCGGTAAAACCGTGTTGACGCCTTTTGAAAAATCGGCCCTGGTCGAATTCTGGAGCAAATGGAAAGATGCAGGCGTAAAACTTGAAATCGTTTCCCTTCTGCCTGATGTTCTTAAAATCGACATATCGATTTTGCGGGATCGCCTGGTGTTGGATTATAATAATCAGCTTTTGCGCGACATTTCAATCAATCCGATTCAAAGTGCAATTTCAGCCTTTGGCAATAGTCTTGAATTTGACGGGATCATTCGCCTATCAAAGCTGGTCGATGCGATACAGGCTGCAGAGGGGATCATAGATGTGAAATTAAATAATGCATACTGGAAGCCAGCTTCAGGAACCTTCTCACTTGTAGACATGAATGTGAATGCGTCATCCGGATATTTCATGGTTAGCTACGAGGAGTCAACTTTTAATTATACAGACAATGTCAATGTTGAAGTACTCACTGTATAAGGAGTCGCAGATTCTTTTACCTCCCCGTAAACGTCGACCGCGTTTCACGGCGTGGATTAAAGTGTCTGTAAGCTTTATAGCTTCGATTATCGACATGTTGTTTGTGCTGTGGGAAAATTCTACTGCTGAAGCCCGGATGACGCCCCAGGTGATTTATATCGAGCGTCTTTTAAATAACCGATATGGGCGTTCAGACATCTTCATTTCAGAAGGATTTACGCTCGGTCCCTGGGTCTTTTCAAATGCTGACACCCCGGATCCTGATTTTTACATGGATCAGGCAGATTCATTTGTATATGGCACAAATGACGCGATTGTTGTAGATTTCATAGTCAACATTCCTTCACTGTTGTCTGGCGAGGTTCAGGATATAGCCGCCATGGTCATGAAATATAAGTTTTTAGGGAAATACTTTATTATTCAAATCAATTAAGATGGATAAACTATTAGCGTTACAAGGGGGACAGCCCCTGAGGGCTGACGACTGGCAGTCGATTCAAAACATCTATTCAGATGCTTTTAAAGCTTTGGTCACAGGTCTGTCATCCAAGTCAGCGGTGATAGTTTCAGGAATACAGCAATCTGTTTCCGGGAGCACTCTAAATGTGAGTGCAGGTGTGTTCTTCGACGGAACCGAGTTGAGCTCAGTCCCTGCAGCTTCGTTTACGGTCGATGTGTTAAAATCATTGTATTTAGTTCAAGTTGTGGAAACGAGTGACAATAGGGTGTTTCATGACGGGACAAGTCATGATGTGTTTCAGACGCGCAGATATGCGCTCAGGTATGAAACTGCTGCTCCCTCGCTGGTTTGTTTTTCAGTATCAACACTTACAATGCTTTTGTTCCAGGTACAATTGCGCACCGGGTATATGATTCATCTTGAGAGTCATCTTCACTTCGTTGGCAACGTAAGTTTTCCCTCTTGGGCAAGCGCCGCGACATCGTCGCAGATACAGATCAACAAAAACCTGGTGGGCTTGGTGCAGATCATAGCGGCTTTTAACGCAAGTCTAAGCGTTGGCGAGTTATTTGTACTTCCCGCAGGCTGTCGTCCGCCATCCGACATTGTTCTCCCTTTTTGGGATGGACTCACAATGGCCGGCGTGTGTTTGATAAACAGCAGTGGCGGGGTGTGGCTCAGGTACGTAAGTACAACCAGGGTGAATTATATCAATCTGTCGTTTCAGGTGTTGTATGATGATTCTGTTCATTACGATGTCCCAACGTCATCCTGGACACTGGAAATCTGATTTGTAATAATATCGAAATCATGTTAGAAGGATCAAGTAAAACTGTAAATCTTGCCGCCGACTCCTCGGACGGCAAGTCTGCATATGAAGTGTGGCTGATTAATGGACATTCTGGTTCCGTTGATGACTTTCTTGCGTCATTGAAAGGAGATAAAGGTGACAGTGGGGAGGAAAAATACCAGGAGGTCGCGTTTGAAAATCAAACCCAGGTGACGATCAATCATCTGTTTGATCGCTTTGCCACTGTCATGATTCTTGACGCAGACAATAAGGTAATCGTTGCGGATATTCAACACGGTAGTCGCAACCAGGTAACAATCACATTTTCCGCCGCCACATCCGGCATAATTGTTTTACACTAAAAAAATCACAAAAAAATGGCAACAAAAATTAAAACCGCGTTAGACCTGCAGAAGAATGAACTTCAGAATGCAGTTATTGGAAATCTCTCTATTGTTTTACACTAAAAAAATCACAAAAAAATGGCAACAAAAATTAAAACCGCGTTAGACCTGCAGAAGAATGAACTTCAGAATGCAGTTATTGGAAATCTCTCTGCAGCCCCAGCCGACCCTATTAAAGGTCAGAAGTATTTCGATACGACTGATAATTTTGAAAAATACTGGAACGGGACGGCGTGGGTGAAATCAGGTGATCCTTCTGGTATTGATCATACCTCTCTGCTCAACAAAGGGACCAATACACACGCTCAGATCGACACACATCTCGCCTCAACATCGAATCCTCACGGCGTCACGAAAACACAGGTGTCGCTTGGCAGCGTGGATAACGTGCAGCAAATGCCACTCTCTTATCTTGATACAGATGGCACCCTGGCTGGCAATAGTGACGTAAAGGTTGGCAGCCAAAAGGCTGTTAAAACCTATGTTGATACAAAAATAGCGGGTTATGCGGGGGCTCTGATCTACAAGGGGACGATCGATGGCAGCCGGTCGCTGGCGGCTCAGGGCATCACGGCGATTGTTAAAGGCGAATATTATAAGGTATCGGTTGCCGGTACATCCACCGGGATCAACACCCCATCCTCGACAGGACTGGCAGTGGGGGATCAGGTAATTGCAAATGTGAGTAAAACCTCAGGGATCGCCGGGACGGACTTCGACGGCATTGACAATACTGAAGCTGCCGACCTGGTCAGAACTGCCGCCTCACAAACGTTGACAAACAAGGGGATTGACGCTGATAACAATACGCTTTCAAATATCGAAACTGACAACCTCAAAGCTGGAGTATTATCGACTGATATCGCTACAGGCGCATCAGACACTAAGATTCCGAGTGCGTTGGCTGCAAAGACTTACGCTGACTCTGTTGCAGGAGCAAAAAGTAAAAAGTACGTGGGATCGATATCCTCTGCCTTAACTGGAACAATAACTGCCGCAACACATGGCTGCGGGACATCGGTTAATGTTCAGGTATTTGAAACCATTGCCGGAGTTCGTTCAGTTATTATCGTTGACATCTCTTTGAATTCATCCGGAAACGTAACCTGGACCAGCTCCACGGTAATTACTGCTGGAGAAGTTTGCATTATAGGTTAATCACCATTTAAAACACAGCGATGAAAGTAAAAACTCCAATTGATATTCCTGCCCGTAGCGCCAAGCCATCAGCTCCGGCATCGGGTGACATGAGGCTGAGTGTTGATTCAGCAGGAGCGATGTATCTCCAAGATTCAACCGGCAACGAAATGGCTATTCGTCAAGGTGTGTACATTAATCACATAGGCGAGCCCGGAAAGAGAGGTTTTGGACAGGGAATCTGTCCCTCTGACGTAATAGCGAAGGCCAACGCAATCTATGGATTTTCAAAAATTGTTTCCCTAAATGGAACATTTGATATCAATAGCGCAAATTACGGCAATTACCAAATTGTTGATGACGAATCAATTATGGTTTGGATCCCCTTTTTCTGGCAGAAAAAGAACGCGGATAACACAGGGGATGTAAAGTATGAAGGATATTTTGCTGATGAAGCTGCTGCCAATGCCGCAGGTTATTCAGTTCCTCGGGGATTCATTGATGGGGGCGTGATACAAAGGGGTATCTTCATTGACAAATATAAGCCAAGCTTGACCGGAATTTACAGTGGTGATCTCAACATAAATGGATCTAATATTGATAAAGGTTGTGCAAGTTCCATAAAGGGTGGTAATCCGATTTCGTCAAGCGCTGAATCTCTCAGGAAAAGAGATGGGGAGATGGATAATCATTATGCCGGGTCCTTCTCAAATTGTTATCAGTATAATAGTGACGCTCCGCCTGAAAATAATTATTCTGGAGCAATTAGAGCGGCAAGAAGCAGGGGGTTGATTTTTCACTGCGTAACTATTTTTTCAGGCGAATTAATACGGTTATTAACCCATGTACATAAGCAAGCGGCGATAGGAACATTGCATTGCGCCTGGAATGATATCGCTCCTGCGGAACCAAGAGGAAACAATAATTATGGCGTTGATTATTATGATAGTGGGGTGATATATGCTCCATGTGACGACTTCTATTGGGGCAACAAAACATCCCCAATGGAAGCTCGAAAAAATGGAGGAGGAACACCATTCGCGAAAACCACGCATAATGGACAGGACTGCGGGATCTGCATTGATTGCAATCAGTGGGAATTTCAACCTGGTGTGACGGCAAAAGTTGAATCTGCTCAGGCGATTGTTTCGATCACAAGGGCAACTCAAGTAGTTGTCACTGTCACAGATGCAGCTGCCACGAATTCTAACTATGCAAATGGTAAACCAGTTATGATTCTTGGTTCCTTGACAGGAGAGTGGGCTACCCTATTGAAGAATAAATTTTTCACGATTAGCGATATTTCCGGAAATACATTTAAGATTAAGGACAAAGATGGAAATTATGTCAATTCAGCAGCGCTAAGCGCGGCATACAGCAGTGGCCTTACTTCGACTACAGGTAAATTTTATATCCTATCCGAATATACCAAAATGACGGATGTTACCGGAGGGAACACCTTGGGGACGGATTTATGGGGTGCAACAGGCATTAATGCTATGTACGAAGAGATCGATGTTGATTTCAATGGACCAGTCGGAGGACAATATGGAAATGGTTCAAATCAGGTATTTTCAGGTGAGGTTAATCGCACAACCAATGCTTACAAACTCTCAGCTGCAGGGTTGCCGATGAATCGTCTTTCCTACGGATCAGGAACGGCCATTATGGGTTCTGATTATTGTTATTCGTATCTCGTTAACGAACTTGCGCCTCTCGCTTTTGGCGCTTGGGGTAACACTCAATACGTCGGTGTGGGCGCGCGCGGTTGGGATAGGCCTCGGACGGGCTCCATCAGGGATGTCTCGTTTCGGTGTGGCCTTTTCATTGGATAAATGTCGCCGCGATCGGTAGAGAGCGGCACCATGTTTTGTTCTTTGACATCTTGAAAAAGTTTGCGCATAAATGAAAATGCTCTATTTTTGCCGGGCATGTCTGAATATTTGCTCATTGAGAAGAAAATCCGCGACATGATATTGTACAACAATATCATGCTTCGTCAATTTCCTAAGTTTGAGAAATTCTTGTTGGCGGCCAAAATCCGGGAACTTGGTTATGAGATTTTGGAATTGGCAGTTGCAGCGAATAAGCGATACATCAAAAAGACTTCGTTTTCAGAATTTGATGTAAAGCATGAAACTCTCAGGCAGCTGATAAATCTCGCATTTGAACTGAAGTACATCGATAGTCAAAAGCATCGAGTGAGTCAGCTCAATGTCGACGAGATTGGAAGGATGCTTGGATCGTGGATGAAGATTCAGAATGTAGGGTGATGCTTGAATATGCATGTTGCGCCTCTCGCTTTTGGCAATTGGAATAACAATCAATACGCCGGTGTGGGCGCGCGCAATTGGAATAACAATCGAACGAACTCCAACAGGAATGTCTCGTTTCGGTGTGGACTCTTGACATCAGCCGTAAGCCGGGATCCTAATTGGATACCGGAGTGGGCACAGTTAAAAGGGAGCGTCATCCTTGTCCTTTTGACAAAAATCTAAGAGCGTGGTCATTCTGGTAGCAGTATGCGAAAGTCTGGCCACCTCGCCTTTTATAGATATGAAGAGAGCAGGACGACTTAAATCAAAATGGTGTAACTACGATGTTTTATTAAAAGCGTGGTACCAAGTAAAGGAGGATAAAAGTTACTTCTTTACGATCCTTGCCTATGAGGAAAATCTGGCTGTAAACCTGTCGAATTTACTAATTGTTCTGGAAAATGGCACATACCAGCCCAGGCCCCTTCGGTCGTTTTACGTATATGATCCAAAGACAAGGCTGATTGAAGCTCCATACCTTGAAGATCGTATTGTCCAGCATGCACTGCTAATAGTGATCAGAGACATCGTTGAGTCGCAGTTTATTGATCAGACGTTCGCCTGCATAAAAGAACGAGGGACGCACGCCAGCAGTGATTACTTGGTATCAAAACTTGTCAACTACAAAAACAAGGGGTATTTTCTGAAGGTTGACATTGAAAAGTTCTTCTATACTGTTGATCACTTGACACTGGAGGCACAGTATCTTAAAAGGATAAAGTGCATATACACCCTTGATCTAATCCAGAAGTTTCATAAAAATAACATTGGTATCGGTTTGCCGCTTGGTAATGTATCCTCACAACTGTCAGCAAACCTGGCTTTAAATCCTATCGATCATTTTATAAAAAGGGAACTCAAAATAAGGCATTACGTAAGATACATGGACGACATGATCCTGTTATCAATGTCGAAAGAGCAACTCCGGGATGCTGAAAAAAAGATCATCGTTGAAGTCAGAAAATTGAATTTGAACATCAATGCCAAGACGAAAATATCACAAATAAAGCATGGTATCGATTTCGTTGGATATCGCACCTGGTATAACCGTAGATTGATCAGGAAGCGGTCTTTATATAAAATTAAGCGCAAACTCAAACAAGATCCGAATTTGAACCGTATTGCAAGTTATATGAGTCATGCGATGCGGACGAATTCTTTAATTTATATAATAAAGCAGATTCTTAAGGTAGTACCGGAACGTCGCGAATGGATTGAAAATTGGTATAAAAAACATAAAAAGTGACCAATGAAATATTTTAAATCAAAAGTTGTCAACGAGGCAGGAGAGATCCTCGCCTTTATTGCACCTGAATTTCCAATGAATGAATCTCCCAGGCATCTATTATATGAGCGCCAGGGAGATATTGAAATTCACGGATTGCCTGATGATGTCGATCAGGAAGAGGTGCTATCTATCCAGCACGCACAATGCGAGGTTGAGTCTGTTGACTTCGCCGATATTGAAGATGTTCTTAAATCCTGCAGGTTGTACAAAGAGATCAATGCTCAGATCGAAAGCCGGATCCGTAAACGTTATAGTGTCGGGGACGAGTTTTCAATGGTGAAACTCGAAACCACCGATCCCGAGAGGATCGCCTATCAACAGGTAGTTGATGATTTTCGTGAAATCGGGCGATTGCAAAAAGTTGCGCTTGGTCTAAAGTAATAGTCTTTCGAATAAGGGTCGATGTTGAGGTAAGCACTAAACATTTAAACCCTTGTAAAAATGGAAGAGAAAATTAAGACCCCCATTACCTACTATGGAGGCAAACAACAAATGTTGAGGCACATTCTGCCTTTGATCCCTAATCATAATTTGTATTGTGAACCCTTTTGTGGTGGAGCTGCAGTATATTGGTCTAAGCCTCCCTCCAAGGTCGAGGTGATCAATGATATTAACGACGAATTAATCAACTTTTATTTGGTGTTGCAAACGCGTTTTACAGCACTAAATAAGCTTGTTAAATGCACCCTGCACAGCCGGAAGACGCACCGAAAAGCATGGGAGATTTATCAGCATCCGGAAGGTCATGATCAGGTTGAGAGGGCCTGGGCATTGTGGGTGCTAAGTACTCAGTCATTTGTGAGTAAATTCTCCGGATCCTGGGGCTTCGACAAATCAAACGGATCTGTTGCCCGCAAGGTCATGAATAAGAAAAGGCAATTCACTGAAGTATTAAAGGAGCGCATTGAATTGACGCAAATTGAGTGCCGCAAGGCCCTTGATGTTATCCGCCTCTACGACACACCTGAAACGTTCTTTTACCTTGACCCACCCTATCCTGATACCAATCAGGGCCATTATGGAGGTTATTCAACTGCTGATCTTGAGGAGCTTCTTTTGAAGCTTAGCAGTATTAAAGGCAAGTTCCTACTCAGTAACTATCCGCAAGAAATAATCAATGACTATTCATTGAAACATGATTGGAACCAGTTATCCTTTAAATTACCGATCTCGGTATCGAAGAAATCAGTAAAGCCAATGAAAATTGAGGTTTTGACAGCTAATTATCCCATACAAAAAGGTAAGCCCGGCTGATAAAGAAAATTGTCACATCTTCACTACCAAGGGGTGCGAGCACCCCGTTGCCGGGCTTATGTCGAATTGAGATAAGCCAATGGATTGTAGTGAAGATGTGACGGGCAAATATAATAATAAATTGGTATGTAAAGCTCTTTTTTAGACCTTTGTCAAATTGATCAAAATTTATACAATTCGTTTTGAAAATCTATACATTTCGTTTTGCGATTTATATATTTGAGGTTTGGGTGATTATTTCCGATTAACAACAGGATAAAGGTACAACATTGTTTCTGAGAACAAAATAGTTTTTTGATGATGCATGTTTTATGCGTCATGGATGTATCTTTGTGTAGCGTGA